CTAGAGTATTATATGTTGAGGTATTACTTTGGTCATTATCAAAGAACTCAATTTTGAATTTTACAGCAAAATATTTAAAATTGTTATTATTTCCTGAAAATTTATCTATTAAATGTATGGGAGTTATAAGTTCAGTATTAGCAGCAGTTTTAAATGTACTATTTGAACGAGCCATATTATCTGACTTAACGAAATTTTCAATTATAGGTCTAAAATCAAATATTCCCCTTGCTGCATTATTTGGAGTCGTTTTAAATGTACCTATAACTTGTGAACTAGATGAAGGATTAGGAGCTTGGTCACCACTAACACGAACTTCAGCAACAAACTTAACCCTTGAATTTAAAACATTTGTTACTATAATATCATTAGCTACTGTAAAAATTATCTCTTGCCCAGCAGCTAAGTATGTGAATAAAGGTCTTTGTTCTATTGTTGTTGCCATTGTTGATTTATTATTTAGGTCTGTAAAATTCCACAAGATTACTTCTTATGTCTACTGTTAATATTTTTAAAAAATCTTTTTCTAATTCTTTATAATTAAGTCCAAAAGGCTTTTGAAAGAAACTAAGACTTTTTATTCCTTCCCTTTTAATTTTTTTACTTATTAAATATGCAAACCCTGAAATGAATTGCCCTGTGTTTTTAGACCTTCCCCTTCCTAATCCTTTTGGTTTTATTCCTTTTCTTTTAATCCATTTTGATAGAATATCAATTGGAGGCCCTTTAGTAGTATAACCTTTTCCTGGACTAGATTTCTTTTGCCCATCATAATTTATATATGATTGTTTTGTCTTATTACCTGAAACTCCTTTATCTAAAAATTGACCATAGTCATCCATATAAAACTTAGTAGAAAAACCTCCTTCCTCTTTTGTTACTGTAAATCTAATAGACTCACCTAAAGATGTACTTCCCTTTTGTTTTTGTAAAAGCTCTTGTGATTCTTTTACCACTTGCTTACCAAAACTATTTAAGTAGTTTTCTATAGCCTTAGTATTCACTATTCTACACCAACAAATAATTCTACTCTTGCAGCAACTGCTGTAGTAGGTCTTACTTGTAAAGAAGCTAAGTTTAACATTGTTCCAAATGTAGGTGCGCCAACTTCACCTAAAGCAACTACATCACCTGAAAATAAAATATGCGAACCTTGAGGTCTTAATGTAACAGTATAGCTTGAAGTAGTTGTTACTACTGCTAATTCTAAAGTTACTAGAAGGTCTAAATTAGTTACACGAACATAGCGTGTTCTATCAACATCTATAGCACCTGGAGAAGTAGATGGTAATGTATCAAATACTGCTATAGTGGTTGTAACTGATGTACTACCTGTTACAGTTAATATTCTTTCTAATACATCATTAATACCTGTAGTAACTAAAGCATTAGTTGAGCCTCTTAAACTACCGTTTAATACTACCGTTTCTTGAATCGTTGCTGTTAAATCTGCCATTTTTTTTATAAGTTAATTGTTATTTTAAATTTTTTCCATCCTATTTGTATTGTTAACCATCCTATTTTCCATTTCATTAATAACCTGCTCCACTTTGTGTTACAGGAATATTACAAGTTTGAAAGTCGTTCTGAACTAATATACCAATATTAAAAACCCATCCACAGCAAAGATTATCAAACCGTTCAGAGAATGGTTCTATATTGAATTGGTCTTGTGTAAAATATAAAGGAACATTAATATCATTTACTCCTTCTAATGATTGTCTTTCACTATGTCTAAGCATACCTATAAAATCAGTACATATTTGAAGTGTTTCATTAAATACATCTTGCTCATTACTTAGAGTCTTGTATAACTTAGGAAAGTTTGCATCTGCATTATTCTCAGTCCAATTTTCTCTTTCAGTTACCATTGACATAATAAAGACTTGGAAGTTATATGTAAGCTGACTTTCTCCTGTTGTTACTGATGTCGGATTAAAATGTATCAATGGAAATTTCTGCATCTTCTCAAGGTTTATTTCGTAAATATCTCCCACAGAAGTTGTACTGATTTGTTCGTGATACTCGCCTAATCTAAGAAGAGTATTGACGACATTATTATAAGTTTTATTTTTAACCATTTCTTTTTACTTTATTTTGTGAATTCAAATCTGTTTCATAACTTAACCAAGTCAAACATTCTAAAAGGCTAAGTTCTGTAATACTTTGTAGCTTACTTATATCTTGATTACATAAACGATGCATCACGCCAAACCATCCCCACTTACTTGCGAAGTCTTCACTAGCTATTGCGTCTTCATTTCCTTCATCCGTTCCGTTAAATACGATGGCATAATCTTGGATAATTCTAGTACGAAATGATAAAAAAAAACCAATGCACTTTGCACTTGTTCCGCTTTCATCTGTTTCATTTCTTCAGTCCGCATCCGAATATCCCCATCATAAGCATCTATGATATAAATACCATTTTTCTTTTCTTTAATTGGTCTATAAAGTACAGCACACAATTCTGGCAGGTTTTTATTTATTCCAATTTTTATAAACTGCTCAATGTCTGCATACTCGCCAAGCGTGATGGAGTCAAGGTCAGGCATAAAACCATATTCAACTTCATTAATCTCTATTATTTTTTTAAGCTTACTATCTTGATTTGCTTGTAGTTCAGCTATCTTACTCATTATACCTGCTGCGTCTGATAAGGCTAACTCTCTTATTAATTTCTTTGGTATAGTTGAAAGAGTTGCTATAGTTTCTGTAGCATTTTCAGTCGGAGTAGCTGTTTCAAATTCAATAAGTCTAATCCAAGTTTCTAGATTAACATCTGACCAACTGTTAATTAGATTAAACGATTCTGTCTTTCCTTGTTTTTTAATTTTAATCTTCATACACTATATAATAGAAAAAATGTTAATTTAGTTTACTGTACAAAATACCTACCAAAGTTACTATCTATCTCATAAAACATTCTCATAGCTAAAGCGTCAGCATAATCAGGAGAACGACCTAAGATAGCTTTAACAGTATCTTTAGGAATTATCTGTAGTTTATTATCTTTATCTGCGTCCTTAGTTCTGATTTGCTCTAGCTCCTCAGTTATGTAATTCTTAACATTTACATCTGAACAACTTACTCCGATTTGCCCTTTGTTTATTTGGTCTGCTAATTTGTAATAGCATTGAGTCTTTAAGTTCTGATAGTTCTCCCCTTTTATTGGTCTAGCATTATTTGTAAACCCTTGACATCTTAAGTAATCCTTCACACCACCACCTACACCATCTTCATCTACTATGATATTTCTAAGATTAACTCCATTCTCTTGTTGTAGTTTCTTAATTTCGTCCACAACCTCATTTACAGCCGATTTAAGGATGGTTTTTACATATCTAATGTGTAGCCCTTGCCAAAGCATTATAACTGTCTTATCGCTTCCAAATCGTGCTACATCACAAGTTATGTATTTATCACCATCAATTCCTTTTTGACTAAACATACTAATTATAGAATTGTAGTCTATTAAGCTATCAGCACTTGCGTCATACTCCCAATTTCCAAATAGAAGTCTTTGCTTGCTTAATTCATCTAATTGAGATAGCTGTGTTTCATAATGCTTAGATATATAGTTGTTGTCTATCACTAAAGATTGAATGAACTTTCTGTAATGTTTTATTGTATTGTCTTGTGCAGGTCTGTAGTATTCTGAGTATACCCAATTCTTAGCAGGATTGCAAGTCATTAACATCTTAGGTATTAAGCCATTCTCGTCTAGTTTGTATCTAAGTCTTGAAGCTACTACATTCTTAGCCTTTTCAGTTATCTGATTTGCTTCATCAATGAAAGCTCCTGTTATTTCTAAAGAACCTAAACTATCAAAGTTCCTGTCTGAAGGGTATAAGAATAAGTCTTTAAGTATTATCTCTGAACCATTGTAAAAGGTTATCACATTACTAGAGCCATTAAAAGTATAGTCCTTAATAGCTTTTAAGTTCCACTCGGTACATACTTCAAAGAATGTATTTAGTGTAGTCTTTTTTAAAGCGTCTAGCTTTGACCTTCCCATCAAGTACCTAGTCTTTGGATATTGAAGGCACATAGTAATTAAGTAACTACAACCTACCCAAGACTTTCCACCACCTGCAGCTCCTCCGAATAAAACCTCTTTAGTCTTATCATCAAATAGATACTTTAAGCATTCCTTTTGCTTCGGCGTAAATTGTGGATTGATTTCTAATAGTTCAGGTTTAATCACCAAGATTAATATTTATTTTGATTCGTTCATCTCCTGAAGTCAAGTCTATTTCTTGCTTTTCATTATAGCCTCTCTTACGACCTCTTGTCCTTAGAAAGAAAGTAGTGGCTGTTGTATTACCCTCCTTTATTTGTTTCTTTAGACTCGTTTCAGCAAAGTCAATAAATTTACTATCAATATCATCTACAGCTTTCTTGTATTCTTCATCACTCTGCATCCAAGCATAGTGTCGGCTTCTTGTAATGTCTGCTTTCTCACAAGCCTCTGTTACTATACCTAATGAAGTTTCTAGTGCTGCTAGTAGCTTCTTTTTACCCTCCTGTGTCCTCTTTTGTTCTGTTTCCATATTATATAATAGAAATTACTCGTATTCATTTGGTAGCATTAGTCTGATACCCAAGTCAGTCATAGCCCACATTCTTATTTGGTCTGCATATATCTCAAAGGCTTTGCTATCCATTCTAGCTGTAGACTTAACTGTTTGTA